CGGCTCCGATAGCGTGGCGACGCCCTGCCGGATCTCGACGCAGGCATGACCTTTCTCTATCATCGGGACAGAGATCTGGCGCGAGTTCCACGGGTCGAAGCCGATCTCTTCGAGGTCAAACATCTCGGATGCCCACTCCAGCCGCGCCGCAATGTCGCGATAGTCGATTACATCTCCGGACGAAAGCTCGATGAATCCCTGCTCAGACCACCGCTGGTACGGCATGCCATCGCGCCGTTCGCGCTGGCGCACGGCCTGTTCAGGCATCCAGAAGAACGCCAGTACGTCATAGCCGCCGTCATCGGAGGGGAACACCAGCGACACAGCGGAAAGGTCCGTGGTCATCGAGAGATCTACGCCCGCCCAGCAGCGTCGCTTCTGAAAGCGGGCCATCAAGGCGTCAGGCAACGGGCGCACTTTGTCACCGGGTGGTTTCGTGAGCAGTCCCGCGGCGTGCCAGTCGCCGGCGGACGCGTCCCACTTCACCATGTCGATCGCCCGGCTTTCCTTCTGGTCCCACATGTTCAGGTAGTAGCGCTTGAACGAAGTCAGGTCGCCCTCGGCCTCATGCGAGACATACTTCTCGCGGATCTTTTCGATATCGAGGAAGCCGCCGTTTTGCTTAAGCGATGGGTTGGCCTTGATCCAGGTCGCCGGATCAGCAGGATCATCCTCCTTGGCGGCGCCGTAGATACGGCCGTAGAACTTTGCATCGGAAACAATGCCCCCTTCGATCTTGCGGGCCTTCTCGTGCAGCCGCCATGCCAGCGGAGATTCGTTCTGCACTCCCGCCGTGGTGATCGCGATCGTTAGCGTCTGGCGGCGCGTGATGCCGCCGTTTGAGAGCACGTCCCAATTATCGAGCTGCTTTCGCGTCTTCCAACGGTGGATCTCGTCGGCGATCACGACTGCCGGGTTCACTCCGTCCCCGAAGTCTCCATCGGCGGCGACTGCGGCGTAGAACGATTCCGGGTCCGAGCGTTTGATGATTCGATGGGTGCCGCGCAGCACGCGCAGCCTCTTGGTCAGGACGGGCGATTGGTCGACCATCTTACATGCCGCGCGAAAGACGTTCAGCGCCTGGCGGGTAGCAGCAGCCGCACCATAAACCTGACACCCGGGCGTGTTGGTGGTCAGGAGAACGAAAAGGGCAAGGCCCGCGGCCATCTCCGACTTTCCGGCCTTCTTCGGGACCTCTAAGTACGCCATTTCAATGATGCGGTTACCGGCTTCGTCTAGCTGCCCGAAGATGGCACTGAGCGCCTCCTCCTGCCATGGAACCAAAAGGAAAGGTTTCCCGTACCATTCGTCCGCCGTGTGCTTGAGAATGTGCTCAAAGAAGTTGCAGGCGGCATCGGCTTGAGTTTGAGAAAAAGGCACATCTACTTCCCGTGGGAGGCCAATTCCTCGCTGGATTCCTGGGCGGTGTCTTCACCCGCCGGCCGCCGTTCGAGCGTCACCTGCTCAAACGTCTGCTGGGTGCCGTCGAGTATCGCGGCGCGGCCCGTGAAGTTCTGCCAGCGGGTCACAATCACGTCCACGAATCGCGGCTCTATCTCGATCGAATAGCAGTTCCTGCCAAGCGTTTCGCTGGCCATCAGCGTCGTGCCCGAGCCGCCAAACGGCTCGTACACCGCACCATCGTGATTCTTAATGGGCCGCTCCATGAGGGCAATCGGTTTCTGCGTTGGATGGTCGAACTTCTCCTCCTTCGAGCCGCTGGAGATTTGCTTGGGACTCGGTGCTTCCCAGATGGTCGTCTGATCTTTGGTCCCGATCCATTTCGCTGTGTGTCCTTTCCGTACTGCGTACCAGCAGGGTTCGTGTTTCCAGTGGTAGGCCTGACGAGATATCGCGGCGACCGTCTTTTCCCAAATGATCTGCTGGCGAAGTTCAAACCCGATCGACTGGAGTCCCTCCGCCACCTCGATCATGTGCGAGGTGGCGTGCCAAACATAAGCAATCGCAAGACTGGGGACCAGCGCAAACGCCGGCGACCAGTCCGCGATCGTATCTCCCGAGATGGAGGTGTTGGTATGGCCTTCAATCCGTTGCTTCATGTAGCTGGGTTCGGCGGGTCCGCGGCGGTTCAGCCCGGCCCGATCGCGCCATTCCATGTCCAGTGCCACACCATAGGGCGGATCGGTGATCAGCAGCGTGGGCTTGCCCCCGTCGAGCAGGCGGGCCACGCCAGCTTCGTCTAAGCAACTTCCACAGAGCAGGCGATGGGGGCCAAGCAACCACAGGTCACCCAGCTTCGATACCGGAGCCTCGGGTACGGGCGGGCATTCATCAGGGTCGGTCAAGCCGTCCGTCTTCTGCATCATCGCGCTGGCGAGTTCCTGCTCATCGAAACCAGTCAACTCGAGGCCGAAGCCCAAGCGCTGCAGGTCGATCAACTCCGGGCCCAGCAGTTCGAAGTCCCATCCGGCTTCCTCGTGACTGCGATTGTCCATCAGCCGCAACCCACGGACCTGCTCGGGCGTGAGATCATGCGCAACGTGAACCGGGCACTCGGTCATCCCTGCCTTTCGCCCGGCCGCGCGACGCAAGTGGCCGATGATGATTACGTCTTCGGAATCGCAAACGAGCGGTTGCTTCCAGCCATACTCGCCGATCGAAGCCGCCACCTTGTCAACCGCTTGCGCGCTCCACTTCCGGGCATTCTGTGGATAGTCGTGTGGCCGGTCTATCGGCCACCATTCAATCGCGAAATCAGGTCCCCGCTGAAGGCTCATTGGATCACCTCGCCTGGCTCTTGTCCCTTCCGTTGGCGCGGCTGGGACAGAATCTCTAAAAGCTCGTCTTCGCCGTCAGGCGCTTTTTCAATCGAGAGCCTGGTTCGCGACACCGGCGACAGCCCGAACTCCGAGCAGAACGCCTTCAGAAGCAGCCATGCCGCGTTCATTTGTGCCACGGCTGGGTGTGGCTTGACGTTGGCCACAACGAGAGTGTTCGTCTGCGGGTCCAGGATGCGTTTCGCGACCAAACGGCCCTGCTTCTGGATGGTCTCGTAACACTCGACTGCCGCTTCGTAATATACGCACGCGCCTTCGAGCATTTGAGCATCGGGCCGGCAGTCCAGATTCATCCGCTCCAACTCCTCGGCCCAGAACTTCCAGGCCTTGCGCGCCCGGCCCTTCAGATGAGATGGGCAGTTCGGGAGGCCGCGAGACGCTTTAGCCTCCGCTTCCAGCCGTTGCTCCAGCCGGTGGACGCCGAGCTTGCGCGGATCACCTTCGGAAATCTGCTGTGAGGTTGGTTTTGGTTTTCTGCCTCTCATGTTTCGACTCCTTTTTGATTGGTTTTCTGCCCATCTACGGACAAACAGGGCTCTACCTCCGCTGGACGGGTTAAGCGGTCCACAGACCGGAGAAGCCCGCCGGGGCCTTCGCTGAAGCCGCAATTGGGCATTCAGAAACCGTCGCTTCGTTCGGAACGACATCATTGGGCCGGTACACATGCGACACCGCCATCCGCAGGTTTAATCTGGGCTGTATGCTGATAGCTGGACCCATTCAAGATCTCGATGGCCTGCCTAGTGTCAGCGAGGCAAGTGGTTTATTGCTTTGGAGGCTCGGTTAAAGACATGTCAAGCCGTTTCGATGACGTCGCGATTACGATCACATGCCCGAAGTGCGGTCATGAATCCGAGCATAAAATCGCTCGGCTGAAAAACAACCCTGAGCTTACCTGCAGTGGCTGCTCCGGTACGATCCAGATCAAAGCGGACAACTTGCGCTCCGGACTCAAGAGCGCCGATGAGGCCATCGACGATTTTCTGAGAGGGCTTGGGTAGGGTTCTGATTGCTTTTACAAACGGTCCCGGATCTGCATCTATCGTGATCGTCATCTTTTTTCCCCTCATTTCTGGTTACACGACTGCGATACTGCTAGTAGATCTTGGCGTGAGACCTGCTCTTAGGGCCCGGCCAGGCGAATTCGTGCCGTCGCGTAAAGCAAGTCCTGCAAATACACACTTCCGTTTTGTGCCGCCCCTATGCTGTAAATTGCATTTCGAATTTCGCGGATTATCACACGTGCCTGCGCTATGGTCGCGGAAGGCGAGAGGCCGGAGGAAATGAGGTACCCCTCCCCCTCAGCGCACGCGTCTGCTGCACGATTCACACTCGCTCAAGCTTTCGAATACCGAAGAGGGCCTGGGTCAGCGGATCGCTCAGGGCTTCCTCCGGCGGGTTGGCGTAAATGCGCGACCGGGCGGCTGGCGTCAGCCCAAACTCCCGCGACAGTTTGTTGATCGTTTCAATGCAGGTGTTCACCACGGCGAACAGAGGACTCTGCATCACGTAACCGCTCGGCGCTTTGTACAAAATGCCGGCCTCGTTCAGCTTCTCCTGCGCGCGTACCATGGTCGAGTAGGATTGGCAGAGATTGCCGAGCGCAATGCCGTCGGCTTCTGTCAGCACGCGCATCTGCATCAGGATCGGCACCAGGCGTCGCCACTCTTTCTTGGCGCGCTCGTCCAGATGCGCGGGGCACTTCGGCACAATGGCGCGCGGCGTGGGCTCCGCGTGATTGATGGGTCGCTTGCCAGGGCGGCCCTGGGCCAGCTCGATGGCCGTTGGTTTGGGTGTTCGACCTCGGTATCCCATTTACTCACCTCCTTGTTGCGTCCCGGCGAGCTCGGGCTCGCCCCGTTCCAGCCGGAGTTCATCGAACGTCCGGCCATCGCCATCGAGCACCGCTTTCTTGCCGCTCAATGTTTGCCAGCGCCCGACGACCACGTCTACGTACTTCGGATCGAGTTCCAGTCCGTAACAGACGCGTTGCGTCAACTCGGCCGCCGCCAGCGTCGTGCCACTCCCGAGAAAGGGTTCATAAACCAACTGGCCGCGGCGGAGATGGTTCAGAATCGGGCGGCGCATCAGCTCGACCGGCTTCTGCGTCGGGTGATCAAACTTCTCCTCGTCCGAGCCGCCCATGATGAACTTCGGTGACGGCGACGACCAGATCGTGGAGTTCTCGCCAGCCTTACCAAACCAGGGAGCGTTCTTCTTTCGCACATACCAGCACGGCTCGTGCTGGAACCAGTAGTGTGTTCGCGTGAGCACCGTCCGGCCTTTGTCCCAGATGATCTGCTGGTGATGCAGGAAGCCGATCCGCAGGAGTCCATCGAGCACCTCGCGCGTGAACTTGGATGCGTGCCACACGTAGGCGACCTCGAGGCTTGGCACGAGAGCGAATGCTTCGGACCAGTCCACGCGCGTATCGC